CGCGTAAGAACCAGATATCAGCAGAGTGCGCTCGTTGAAGGTCGTATGCTAGAGTGGATTCATCCATTCCAAACAGGATTTCGCTGACCATACATCTGCCTCACATCTATTGATTTTCCAAAGTTAGGAATGCCGGAGTCATCGTTTCGGGTTCTTCTGCCTTGATTGGTGCTACGCTTGGTAACTGAGAATCCCCGTAAGGTGTGTAGGTTTGCTGGAAACGAGCCATTGACTCCCTGACTCTTCTCTTGTTCTGCTCTTCTCTCTCCTTCCTACCCCAGTAGTTATCAATGGCCCTTCTAAGTAGAGCCTCCTCGATAACATCACTCAAGAAGACATCAAACATCACCTTGACGATTAGAATGCCTCCTACTGTGCTAATGCCAAAGAGAACGGCATGTGCCTCTGCTCCGTATGGGAAGGTGATGCCGTATTGGGAGTATGCGAATACGTTCACACCTGCCATTGCACCAACGAACAGTATAGCCATAATCATGCGGGTGTCTGTTTCTAGGCTTGGCATATTTTTTCCTCAACTATAGTTAATGGTGACCGCAACTGTGCCACTTGCATTGTTATTCACATTCACCATGATTCCATCTGTTAGCATGGCCCCATGGAAGTCATGCTCTAGGTTCGTTACTGCGTTTGGTAAGTAGATTCTCGCTACTGCATCCCAAGTTGGGTCTTCATCTGCTCCCAACCCATCTGATAAGTCTGCTTGTGTTGAATCAAGGTCGGAAGTGTCTGTCACTCCGGTTTTGGCGGCTTTCGCATAATCCCAAACATGGACTTGTGCAGTAGACCCACCATCATGAGAGATGTGAATGCTATTGAGTCTGACTTTACCTCTCGCAACAATGAAGTTCTGAGGGTTAATTAGCAGTTTGCTAGTTGCTACTGTGGTCATCCTTCTGCCTCCAATAGCGCATCAACTAGAACTGACTTCTTACCGTCTACCTCGATGCCTCTCTCCTTGAGTAGCACCTTGAGTTCCTTGTTGGTGAGTTTGTGTAGGTTTGGTGGTAAGGGAGCAAGGACTTCCTTCTCTTCCTCCACCTTCTCTTCCACAACAGGCTCAGGTTCTGGCTCTGGTGTGGGTTGTGGCTTAGGTGAGAAGAAAGATTTCTTCTTTCCGAAGACTTTCTCAGATAAGTCATCTTCTTCAGAAAGGTCGTAAGCAGTAACTATCTGACTTCTCTTATACTTTGAAAGAGTTGCCAAATCTCTCTCATCTGTTGAGGTAAGTTCTACTGTATATGTCTGGTCACCAAGCAAAGAACTAGCATACCGCAGAGGTATCTCTACATCTGCCTTGTATCCTACAACATATCTGTTTGTTCCAAAGCGGAGTCTCATTGCTCTGCCGTTTGGTGGTCTGTTTGTCAGTCTTACCTTAGCCATATTCTCACCTAATATAGAGGGTAGCGACCCCCTTCCTGTTGCTCTAGGAAGAGGGCCACTACTTTATGTTTTACTCAGAGAAGGCCGTAAACCCGACAGCGCACAGAACCGTAATCTCCGGTTCCGGTATGCTCTGCTATCTGGTTACTTACTTCGTGTAGCACGTTCAGACAGAACGAAGTCGTAGAAGCAGTTGCTCCGCTTCCCGTGTTCGTAGTGTATGAACCTGTGGACAACACCTCTGGGACAACTATTCCCGTAAAGGTGTCCTGACCAGTTACCATCACTTGGTGAATGGTGCTGAGTCCACAATCTTCTGCTGTCACTAGGATACCTACATCATCGGTGTCGGGGTAGTCGTCCATGTCAACTAAGACATCTACGAAATACTCATCACCAGATACTCTAGGCGTGGTCATACCCTTGTGGTCCTCAAGTATCGTTACTACGGTTGCCATCTAACAACCACCTCACGAAGACTTCAGGTTCGTTATCTTACCTTGTCCCTTGAAGAACGAGCAAGCAGTTTCACCCATGGTCCTGTATAGACCCGTGTTACCGAGTCTGTCAACACCGAATGGGTTACCGTTGGCGATACCATCCTCAAAGTATTGAGTTGGCTTCATGACTGATAGCCACAGGTGGTCCGTGTCTAGAATCAGGATGTCACTCAGTCCATTGGTAACTGCGGATGCAGTTGTGGATGGCATGTCCTTTGCTGGGATGATGGGTATGTCGTAGTAGGTTGCTACTCGGAAACCGACCTCAGCACCCTTGGGTCCACGGACACCGTTGTGCGTAGGCACAATCTCCTTCCTGTCCATGAATCTCTCTTGGCTCTGTAGTAGGTCAGAGATGTGCTGGATAGTATCGTATCCAGTTACCATGACCTTCGGGTTTCCTCCGTTCTGCCTGAGTTTCCTAATCATGTCGTTTAGGATAGCCAGAGTTAGAACCCTGCATCCACCAGTCGTGTAAGCAGTCCCGTAGTCAACTTCTGCGTTCAGGTATGTGAACCCGCCAGTTGTGTCTATCACTACGTCATCTATGCTATCTGCGTCATTCGGAGAGTTAGTGTTATCTGCGGCGGCAGTTACTTCCCTCTCAGTTCCGAAAATCTTCTTGACATCGGGTGCAATTGCGGCGACACCAGTATCGTTCTGACCTACGTTGGTCAAGTCGTCTAGATACATCTGCCCAATCTCGCTTGAAGAGGTCACAATCTTGTATAGAGAGGTGTAGTTCCTGTCCATGTTAGTTGCGCCGTCTGCATCCGAGTATCTCTCAAGAGCCATCAGTAGCATGACGTTCTGCGACTCAGCGTGGTGCTTCCCCATGTCCTCACGGACTATGGAACGGATGTCACCTACACCGTCATCAATAGCGGCCATCTCCATACCGACTTCCGAGAACTCAAACTTGTGAGCAATGGTCTTCGGACTCACATAGAGTTTCGTGTATTCGGGAGATAGAGCCGCAATGTTGCCTAGTGACTCGTTCTCAGGGACACCACCAATCAAGTCAGCCTTGGGTGTTGCAGAACCTGCGGCTCCAGCACCTAGACCGAAGGCAGAGTTAGCCCCACCTTGTGGCCTTGACTTCAGAATCCTCCAACCGGATGAAGTGTAAGGTCGCTTTGCTATCATCGAAAGTGCGTTAACTTCCTGATTCAGCATTGACCAAACCTTCTGCCCGTATAGGACACCGTAAAGGTCTGATAGTCCATCTGCGGCGGAGAAGGGATTCGATGCTTGGTCGTGTGGAACCCCGAATCCTCCAACTACACCTGCGCTCTTTAGTAGTGCATTGCCTTGCGAACCCCTAAGTCCATAGGTAGCCGCTTCAAGGTCTTTCATTGTCTTAATATATCCAGTCATATTTAATCACCCCTCGCTAGATTATGGATATCACTCCATGACAACTCCCCTGCCGCTTCAACCGAGGTTGGGAACGACTCAGGAAGGTCAAAAGCGACCTCCGCAGCCTTGCGAATCTCTTCGTCTTTCTCTGTAAGGGACTTCCTTAGTTCTGCGAACTCTGCCTTTAGGTCAGCAACGTCCGAGCGAGCGTCATATTCTGCTCTCTCTGCGTCAGACTTCTTAACTTTCAGTTCCTCAGCAAATCGGTCAGAGAAGGTCTTGCTTAGGTTATCGTAAGCCATCTTCTCCAACTGCTCTGCCTTGAAAGCCTCGTAAGCCTTCTCAACGTTCTCTGCGCTAAGGTCAAGAGTTGTGAAGTCTCCCGAATCTAGACCCTTGGAGACAGAGAGTGGAGCAGGTGTTGCCTTGGGCTTACCGCCGCTAACAACTTCCTCACCAGCCTCGTAATCTCTTGTGGTGTCCTCATCGAGAGCCTTCTCCTCAGAATCCATCTCCTCATCGTCTGCCTTCATCTCCTCGTCAGCATCCTCTGAGTCGCCTTTGTATTCCATCTCTTCCAGCATCTCATCTTCTTCTTCTTCCTTGTTAAGTTGCTCAACCTGCTTCATTAGACTGTTCAACTCTTCAAGTGCTTTTTCCAGTTTTTCACTCATTTCGTTTTTCACCTCCGACTCTTGTTTCAAGATGTCGAATTTCGCTTCTGGGTTGATTCCTTTCTCGCAGATTGTGACTTCATGTAATTCCAACTTATCTATTTCGTTGTATTCTCCATACTCGTCAG